TGGTCTGAATAGCACCTATCCAAACACTCATACATGACTGTACAGAATCGATGTAGATCGGTGTAGATTCGTCGCTTAAATGAAACAGGCGCAGGCGGTAGAGACCCCACGGGGGAGGGGGCGCGCGCGTGCGATTATATATAGTACCCGCTCAGATACAAAAAAGAGTGAATTTAAGATTAAATAAATAAGAATAATTCGCATTAGTATTTGCGTTAAGTTCTACCTATCATTTAGTTATAAGTATACTGTTTTTATAACTAAAAAGTGCGTCTGCGGAGAAGGCAGCATTGCTGAAACCCGCTGAGTTTAATGGAGGAGTAACTATTTTTACTAGAATCTGCACTGTTTGTACTAAAAAGACTTGACAAATCCTAAAAAGTATGCTACAATATATGTACTTTAGAGATACGAAGGCAACGATGCACCTCTTAGCATAAAATCCTTTACACTTCTAAAGCAAATTTTAACATTATATTTTAACATGATGCTAAGTTAAACGACTTAGTAACTATAGAGTACAGTATGACTGAGAATACTCAACCACGTAAAAGGGGTAGACCCAGAAAATCCCTTGTTGAATCTAAAAAAGATGGCAATCGAGGGAAACGGGGTAGACCTCCCGGTGATGCATCGGTTATCAACGAGTATAAAGCACGTATGTTGGCTTCACCTAAGTCGCAGAAGGTGTTAGATACAATCATGGATGCTGCGTTAAATGACGAGCATAAGAATCAGGCAGCAGCATGGAAGTTGTTGATGGATCGTATGTTGCCTGTAAGCTACTTTGAAAAAGATAAGAATAATACAGGCAGAGCTTCTGTTAGTATTTCAATCACGGGCGTTGGTGGTGAAACAATTGTTACAAATAACGAGGATATAATTGATGTTACCCCCGAATCTGATTGAACAAATTAAAGAAGACCTTGTTCGACATGAAGGGTACGTCACAGAAATCTATCTATGTTCTGAAAACTATCCTACGTTTGGTATTGGTCACATGGTTACTGAAGAAGACATGGAGTATACATGGCCTGTTGGTACTCCAGTAACTGATGAGCGTATTCTCCAAGTATTTCATGACGACTGCAACGCCGCGTGTACAGACGCAAGTGCTTTGTTTCTAAACTTTAGCTCACATCCTGAAGATGTACAACGTGTGTTAGTAAACATGGCGTTTAACCTTGGGCGTAATCGCTTAGGTAAGTTTAAGAACATGATTCGTTATGTGAATGAAGGGAACTACTTGATGGCCGCCAACGAAATGATTGATTCAAAGTGGTATCGTCAAGTAGGTCGTCGTAGTGCAGAGCTTGTCGACATTATGAAGGACGCTAAGGCTGATGGCTGAAAAAGAATATTACTACGATAAAACAATTATCGACAAGAAAGGTAATATTTGGGTTGACACCCGTGGCAGTGGCTTACGTCTTCACGGAACATCGGCATCGTTAGAAAAACTATATGATGATGTTTATTCTACTGGTAATATCTATGGACAAGGTTTCTACACAACAGATGCTCGTGATATTGCCCACGGATATACTAAAAAAGGTAAAGGCGACACACCGTCATTATACGATGTCAAAGAAACAAAAAAAGTAAAATTATATGATCTTGAGCAACCGCTGTCAAAAGAACACAAGCAATATTTTAATGAAATGTTTGGTGAGCTGATTGACGGCGATGAAAAAACATTACGAGAAATGTACGACAATGCACGAGGAAGCGCACAGTACATTGGGTATAGCGCAGATGAAGTACAAGAAATCTTCTATGATGCTCAAGATAAACTAGCTTCTGAAGGATATAATGGATTTCAACATACTGGTGGAGACAAAACAAACAACAAACCACATACAGTCCGTATTTACTGGAATCCTACAAAAGATATTTCAATTAAAGAAATTCCTCAAGAAACAAACTTAGTTCGTGGCGGTGGAGCAGGGGGTAAACTTTTAGGGTTAGCAGGAGCATTAGGTCTTGCATCTTTAGCTGAAGATACTTATGCTCAAGGTAAAGAAGCGGGACTAAGTGATATAGCTTCTAGTGGCGTAACAGCAGGTCGTTTAGCCTATGAGTTATTTGCCCCAACCATTTCGTTGTTGTTTGAATCTCCTAAAGTTGGAGAAGGGTCAGATATAGTTCCAGAAGGCTCACAGTTTATTGATCAGTATCAATCGCTAGAACCAGACCAAGATTTATTTAAAGGTTCATTATAAGTGGAGCTTAATGTTGAGTTGCTCCCGTGGCAACAAGAGGTCTTCAACGATAAAGCACGTTTCAAGATTGTAGCCGCAGGAAGACGAACAGGTAAATCCAGACTCGCTGCATGGCAGTTAATTATCTACGGATTACAAACTGATCGTGGTCATGTGTTCTATGTTGCGCCAACGCAGGGACAGGCTCGTGACATTATGTGGTCTACTTTGTTAGAGTTAGCGCATCCGGTTATCAAAACATCTCATATTAACAACTTGCAAATCACTCTCATTAACGGTTGTACTATCTCCCTCAAAGGTGCTGATAGACCAGAGACTATGCGTGGTGTTAGCTTGAAGTTCCTTGTTATGGATGAGTATGCTGACATGAAGCCTAGTGTGTGGGAGCAAATCCTAAGACCTGCACTTGCTGACCAAAAGGGCGATGCCATGTTTATTGGTACTCCTATGGGTCGTAATCACTTTTACGAGTTGTATCAATATGGGGAACTTAGTGATGATGAAAGCTATAAAGCGTGGCATTTCACATCTTATGATAACCCACTACTCGATCCAGACGAAATTGATACAGCTAAAAAGTCAATGTCATCTTATGCCTTTAGACAAGAATTTCTTGCCTCGTTTGAAGCAATGGGTTCTGAAATCTTTAAAGAAGACTGGATACAGTTTGATGATGATGAGCCTGACGTTGGGGATTACTATATTGCAGTTGACCTTGCAGGGTTTGCAAATGTTGAGTCAGCTACTAAAAGTAAAAATAAAAAATTAGACGAAACAGCAATCGCAATTGTTAAAGTCAATGAGGAAGGTTGGTGGGTAGCGGATATTGTACATGGACGATGGGACATCAAAAAAACCGCCAAGAAGATATTCGATGCTGTCGCAAAGTATCAACCAGTTGCGGTTGGTATCGAAAAAGGTGCGCTCAAGAATGCGGTACTGCCCTATCTTACGGACATTATGAAGTCTGGGCAGAGATTCTTTCGAGTGGAAGAACTTACACATGGAAACAAGAAAAAGACTGATCGTGTTGTGTGGGGATTACAAGGGCGTTTTGAGCATGGACAGATTACATTAAACGAAGGTGAATGGAACTCTCAATTTTTGGATGAGTTGTTTCAATTCCCTAATGCTTTAGTACATGATGACTTAGTGGATGCATTAGCATACATAGACCAATTAGCAAAAGTAGCATACCACTATGATTATGAAGAAGATGATTTTGAAATATTAGACCCAGTAGCAGGATATTAAAATGCAATACGAAAATCTTGATGATTTGACAAACACACTGGAAGGATGGGTTGTTAGTAAATGCAGCCAATGGCGAGACCATTTTGAGTCAAACTACCAAGAAAAGTTTGACGAGTATTATCGTTTATGGCGTGGTATTTGGTCTGCGGAAGATACACTACGTCAGACAGAGCGATCACGAATTATTTCTCCTGCGTTACAACAAGCTGTTGAATCTGCTGTTGCAGAAGTAGAAGAAGCGACATTTGGACGTGGTAAGTGGTTTGACATTAAAGACGACTTACAAGACCCAGAGAATGGGGATATTCAATTTTTGCGTAGTCAGCTTGATGAAGACTTGTCTTATGTAGCTTCTCGTAAATCAATTGCCGAATGTATTCTTAATGCTGCAGTCTTTGGTACAGGTATTGGTGAAATTGTTGCGGAAGAAGTTATTGACTTTAAACCTGCAACACAACCTGTGATGGAAGGAGCAATGCAAGCTATTGGCGTTATGGAAACAGAACGTACTGTTTTTCGGTTACGCCCGGTTATGCCACAAAACTTTTTGATTGATCCTATTGCTACAAGCGTTGAAGAAGCTCTTGGCGTTGCAATTGATGAGTTTGTGCCTATCCATCAGATTCAACAATTACAAGAGCAGGGCGTGTATAATGATGTAGCTATTACAACATCCGCTCCTGATACTGATCTTGAACCGGATCAAGACTTAACAATTTACAATGATGATAAAGTCCGCTTAACTAAATACTATGGTTTAGTTCCTTCTGAGTTTTTAGAAGATGAAGAAACTGAGTCAGAATATGTTGAGGCTATCGTTGTTATTGCAAACAATAGTATTCTGTTAAAAGCAGATGCAAACCCGTACATGATGAAGGATCGTCCAATTGTAGCTTTTCCGTGGGACGTAGTGCCATCTCGTTTTTGGGGTCGTGGTATTTGCGAAAAAGGATATAACGCACAGAAAGCCCTTGACACTGAACTGAGAGCTAGAATTGATGCGCTTGCGCTTACTGTACACCCTATGCTTGCTGTTGATGCTTCACGTCTTCCTCGCGGAAGTAAACTGGAAGTTAGACCCGGCAAGGCCATCCTTACGAATGGTAATCCCGCAGAAATCTTACAGCCGTTTAGATTTGGAAATCTTGACGCCAACACATTTAATCAATCTGCCAGTCTTCAACAAATGGTGCAGATGGCAACAGGCGCTATTGATGCAGCAGGTATCCCAGGAAGTATTAACGGTGAAGCAACAGCCGCAGGTATCTCAATGTCATTGGGAGCAATTATTAAGCGCCACAAGCGTACATTGATTAATTTTCAAGAAGCGTTCCTACTACCTTTTGTTACTAAAGTTGCACATCGGTATATGCAGTTTAGTCCAGAACTATATCCAGTACGCGATTATAAGTTTGTTCCCTCATCGTCTCTTGGTATCATTGCACGCGAGTATGAAGTCACACAATTAGTACAACTACTACAAACAATGAGTCCAGAGTCACCAATGTATCCAATGTTGATTGAATCAATTGTGGATAACATGAACTTATCTAATCGTGAAGAAATTATTAATCGCTTGCGTCAAGTAAATCAACCAAATCCAGAAGCTCAGCAAGCACAACAACAAGCAATGCAAATGGAAATGGTTCAGAAACAAGCGACTATTGACAATATTCAAGCACAAACTGCTGAGATTGTCTCTCGTGTACAGCAAAACGCAGTTGAAACAGAGTTACTTCCATATGATACTGTTGCAAAACTACCAAATGAAAGTGATAAAGAGTTTGAGCGCAGAACGAAACTAGCAGAACTGTTGTTAAAAGAACGTGCGCTTGAAACAAAAGAAGACATTGTTGAAATGCAAATGAGGAAATAACATGATTACAAAACAAGAGCTAGATAAAATCTTGATTGAGATTAATCAGATTCTAGCAGGTTTAGATAAGAGAATTGAAACATTAGAAAATTCCCGTACCACAAAAAGTACAAAAAGTCAAACAAAAGACTTGACAAATTAATAAAACTGTGGTATAATATTTGCATTATGATTAGGAGAAACTCTATTGAGTCCTGAAGATGAGAAGTATTATGAAACATACTTTGATTTATTCATCCACCCCGGATGGAAACAGTTTCAAGAAGAACTACAAGACATCCTTGATAAGCATCGTATAGAAGACATTAAGGATGAAAAACATTTATCATTTGTAAAAGGAGAACGTGATGCGTTCTTTAGAATGTTATTGTTTGAAAACGCAATGAAACGCGCATATGAGATCAATCTTAATGATTAAAAGATTTGATTTCAAATGCACAGAATGTAATCACATTGAGGAACAGTGGGTAGACGCATCTGATGAGTTTGCTACTTGCCCTGAGTGTGGACATACCGCAAAGCGGATAATCTCTAGTATCCGAACACATTTCAAAGGTACAGGTTGGCCTGATGCCGATGATGCGTGGGCTAAGGATCACGAAAGAGCCGCTCAACACTAATCACTTCCATAATGCTACGGCACGGAGTTTAACAATATGGCACGATTTTTAGAGGAAAGTCCCGAAAGTTTACAAGAAGGCGAAGAATTTGCCCCACTAGAAGTTGAAGAGCAGACTCCTGAAGAGGAACAACCTGCTGAACCTGAAGAGATTCAGGAAGCCCAAGAAGAATCACTTCCTGAAAAGTATCAGAATAAATCTATTGTAGATATTGTTCAGATGCATCAAGAAGCTGAAAAGCTTATGGGTAAGCAATCTTCTGAAG